GGATGTCTTTGGGCTCGCTCGGAGACCGGGTGACCAAGCTTGAAGACAAGCAAGACATTGTTGGTGGGGACATCCGAACCATGATGAAGAACCAAGCCAAGATGTGCCATGCCCTTAAAGTAGACTGTCAATAGCCCTAACAGAACAAGAAGCCCTAAAAGAGATACAGGAACCCCAGCCCCCCTACCCGGCAGGGTCCGTTTCTCATGCTTCCGTCCTCTTTCGGACATCGTCAACGGCATGGGTAGAGGGGTGGGGAGACTATACAGAACGGCGAAGAGCCTCAACCCCCTTAGAGGTTGGGAAGAGTAGGTGTGAGCGACCTACTTTCTCCCCCAATCGAATCAAACCTTTCTTGGTCAAAGTGATTCGAGCCTCATTTATACAGGGGAAATCATCCCCCAGTTTCTCTGTGATTGCACGGGCGGTCCACTTCCCTGGTTCGCCCACGACGTGATTAAGTACGTCCCAACGCCGACTTCCTACATGTAGAGCCATCAATCCCATGCCTCATTGCCCATGTTTCGGGCTACCTGGAACCAGAAGGTTCGAATCTTATCAACGTCATACATGGGGTCATCTGTGGTGGGGACACGCGCAAGGAGCTTACCTCCCTCACCATATAGGCTCATCCAGTGCCCTTCGGGGACAAGGTTTAGCCCAACCTTGGCGTGAATCTCACCGATTGCTTCTACAAGTGCCTCTTCCACCAGCCCTTCCATGAGTCTAAACATTTGCCGCCTTAGCTGTTCCTTGACCAGCCTCCGCTTGAATATCTCTGTTAATCTCTTCATCTTCTCTCTTATCTTCTTTCCGTACAACATCTATGTAGTCCCATTCCGACCGGGCACGGCCTCGTGGCTTGAACGTAGACATCATAATGACCTGACAAGGAGCCTTCTCCAGTCGTTCCATTGTACGTGCAAGATTTGATGTGTCCCACATCCGGTCGTCAAGAATGATGATTGCAGACTCTCCATCTGCTGCAAGGGCAGAGCCCATGGCTGCGAGTGTCCGTGCTTCAGCACTTCCTGAGAGAGCATAATGCTTCTCTCCCCCTCGACTAAGGAAGATACGGAAGTCCTGCCGAGATTGCTCAATAGAAAACTTGTCTCCCTTGGGCAAAAACTTGTTCACACGACGACAATACTCCTTTAGGGGTTTCTCCATGAGAGCGCATAGGGCAGAATCCAATGCTATCTCCAGTGCAGAAAACTCCTTGGCTGCAAGCTCAGCATTCTGGACCTTCTTCCGCGCTCTCTGGGCTGCTGTGTAAAGCGCATCTGCCCGAACCATTGGAAGGAGCGCATCCCAGACTTCGGCTGAACCAGGAAGAGCCTTTAGTTCTTCTTTTGTTCCAAGAGAGAGGGCCATTTGTTTGAGCAACACTCTCTCTTCTTTGTTCTCTGTTCCCTTGAAGCGCTTCTTAAACCAGGAGAAACACAGTGCCTGGGTTAGGTTTTCTGTTTGATTCAGGTATGCCTCTCGGTCGAGTTTGTCCGCGCCAGAAAACATGCTCAGAATCTCAGTGGCTGCTTTAGCCTCTGCTTTACTATTCCGCTTCCACTTCCCTGCCTCTTCATAGGAAGCGACAACCTCTTCCGCCGTCACCTTGTTTCCATAGTCCGGAAGAACATTCTCCAGGGGCGAGGTTAGGTCGTATTCTGGGTGGCTCAGGTGCTTTTCCAGCTTCTCCCTGCTCATCTCTTCAATAAGGAGTGGGGCGAAGAACTTCCGCGCTCGTACAGCCGAACCACTCAGTGCGCCCCGCAACTGGGCAATCGGGAGCACAGTAGTTGTTTCCCCTGTTCGCCGGGGCCGTTTTCCTGGCTCCATTTCCCAACGTGAGGTCGAACCATCCTCATACTCCACTTCAGCAAACACGAGCCTGTTGCTGGCTGCCAGGTTCCCAAGCTGACTCCCAGACTTGACATCACCGTTTCGGAAAAACAGCCCATGAGCGCTCCCAGACACAGCAAGCTGTACAGCTTCTGCAATAGCGCTCTTTCCGCTTTCGTTGAGGCCCACCAAGAGGTTGAGCTTTCCAAGGTCATAGGACCATGCTTGCCCATCAGGGCTCTTGATATTGCTTGATACTTTAACGATTCTCATTGTCTTCTCCATTGGGGGAGTTTTCTGTGAATAGGTTGTCCAGCGCTTTCTGGAATACCTTTGCTGGACGGGTCTTTCCTGTCCGCCATCGATAGATAGTTTGGGTACTGGGCCCATCCCCTGCGAGATGAGTTCCTATCTCAACTGAGAGTTTTTCATCACTCCAACCGTTGAGTTTGAGTATTTGGAGTTTTAGTTGGTAGCTCATCGAAATCTCCTTTAGAAAGGAAGTGGAAGATGGAGATAAGGATAAACAAGATGAATCGTCCAACCATTTGTCCAATCCTCACAATCACTCTCTTGGATTGTGTGGACTTTCTTGAACTTTCCTGGGTTCTTGCCATCCCACCAAAAAACGGGTCTTCCTTGCTGTAGAGCAAAGTTCAGTATGTTGGCAGTGGCTCGCCCACAGGACTCCCCAATGACTACAAACACATCGTAAACGGGACTTCCTGTGGTGACATTGGACCGAAGGACAACATCACACTGCCACTGGTCCCAGTCGCCTTTGAAGTTGTTCTGGTGGTCGTCGCGACCAGGACGCACCCGAACCACTTGAGTGGGGTTCTTGGCAGCCAAAGCCGCTTTAAGCTCTAATGCCAAGAGACGTGTCTCTTTTAGGGAACAGGAAGCCGGGTGGGCATAGAAGACTCTCATTTTTGAGCCCAGTAGTTGTTTTCAGTGTTGGATGCCTGGTGGCCATTTCGGTGGTTCACAACCAGTTGACGTATCTGCAACACCTCGCCACACGTTAGCCAAATCACCCCTTTACCCTTGTATCTTCCAAGGGTGCCGATGTTGTACATCTTCCCAAATCTCATATATCGGTCACTATAATAGCGGTACTCTGCTTCACTCCCACCTTTGCGTCGGCGGCTCTCTCTGCTTTTAAGGTGTGAACCGCCAGCGGTTTTTAGGGGTACATCCAAAGGCTTTGGGGTGGGAGCAGTTCCAGGTAGGGCTCTGCCACGGTCAAACCGCCCTGTACCAACCATCTCTTCGACTTCCACTTCTGCACTAAGAACCTCGCTTAGTAGGTCATCGAGAGGCCAATCGGAAGGGTTTTCATCGACCACACAGATACCTGTTACACGTATTTTGAAGACTTTCATTTTGCTTCTCCTTTTTTGGGTTTACACTTCCAGCCAACTCATCCCAACTTCAGCTTCTGCTGTGTAGGTGAGTTGGGCATTCTCTCTCCGCCGCCTGGTCATGGCAGCTTCAAGAACTTGAGCCACTTCTTCCCCATGTTCTTCTGGAACTTCGAACATGAGGGAGTCATGGCATTGATTTACAAGACCAGTATTAGCCTCGAAATCAAAAGAGAGGACATCCCTGCATTGGGCCACGTCTGTGTGCAGTTTGGAAACGGTCCCCCAGCCAGGGATGCCCAGAACCAGTTCGAGCATTGCTTCATGAATCACTGATGCGCCACCCGACTGGATGGGATGGTTCACAAGCTCGTTTATTTTTTCTTCATCGCGGAAATCACGGCGGCGACCCCAAATAGAATCAGAAATGAAACCTTCTCTTCGGTAGGTATTCCGAATCTTATCCCACCACTTAGGTATTTCGGGGTCTGCTTTGTTCAAGCCACTGACTACATCGCGAATATCTCGGTGCGTCAGGTGCGCGTATATGAGATGACCCTTCTCGTCTTCAACACTGATGACTTGTTCATGAATCGTGGGGACGCTTGCGGCGTATTGCCAAGCGTATCGGACATTCTTGGTAACTCCGCGAGTAGCTTTGAATGTCCCTTTACCCTTCTTAGTTCTTTCAGATGGCGCACCTTCGAGCGTCCAAATACTTTGCCCATAAACAATCTCCATTGTCTCGTTGTGGGGGTCGAGCCCCAAGTTGATAGCGTGAAGCAAACGCGAAGCTTCTGCCTCTTCTGCGATGAATCTAAGTTCTAACTGGTCGGCATCTGCGCCTACAAAGACGTGACCTGGGCCAGGGATGAACACATCCCGCAGAAAAGCTGGGATGTTCTGGGCATTCGGGGAACTGGAAGAGTACCTACCTGTAGCTGGGAGCCGATTGTAGGAAGGGTGAACCCTCCCATCACCTTGCTGGGCCGCTTCTGTAAGAGGTCTAATATAGGTGCTCAGATACTTGGTGTACCTACGCACCATTCGGATAGCCTGAAGAAAGGTCTTCTTCTCCACATCCAAGTCATAGGTGGTCAACATTCGACGGAGCGTGTCATCATCCGTGCTCGGGTCACCCGTCTTCTCGTTGTACTTTACGGGGGTAAGTTTCCATTCTCTAAAAAGGATTCTCCGAAGCTGGTGGGTAGAGTTTGGGTTGAAACCCTCTGGTCCAATGTCTTGGGCTATTTTAAGATTTTGGGAAAATATAGATTGAAACTCCCCTCTGTGCTGGTCCAGTCGCTCTACATCCAGCCTCATCCCAAGCCGCTGCATTCCTACACCAATCCACTGGAGTTGGTGTTCTCGCGGAAGTAGGTGCCACTGCTCCCTTCGTTTTACTTCCTGCGCAAGCGGCTTCGCAACTGCTGCTGTTACTGCGCAGTCTTTTGCACAGTAGGTGTGAAGTTCAGTATCTGTTCGAGCTTCCACAGCAGTATGGTCAGCTTTCCATGCTTCGATGAAGTCTGAATAGTAGCTGGTGATGAATCCCAGATTGTGGGGCATCTCATTGTCAGCCAGCAGATGGAAGAGGATTGTGTCTGCGGCCAGAGTTGGCGTAACTCCCAGTTGGTTCTCACAGACCAGTCGGTCATACTGCCCAGCATTGTGTCCCATTAGGGGGACAGGTGGCTCCACCAAGAAGTTTCGTACAGCTTCCTTGACGGTATGCTCGTCACCGGGTGAAAAGAACTTTGTAGTTCCGTCGATGCTAAGCATGGGAACTATCAGGCTGAAGCTGGTGTTGGCGAAACCGATGCACCGAAGTTGGGCGTTGAGCGGGTCTTTCGCGTCCGTCTCAACGTCATATGCAACAGGCTTGCCTTGCTTGGTTAGCCGGGAGAAGCCATCGAAGACTTCCTTGACTGTGCTGCACAGAAGAATCTCAGGGTCCTTCCAGCTTAGTTCTCCATTAAAGAAACGGAGGGCCTTTGCGATGTCCTTCCGAAAGACGGGACGCCACTTGGGGGAGCGAAGCACGAACGCTGGGTGCAGCGTGTAAGCAACTTTGGCCTTACCCCAAGGCATATCCAGTTCTTCACATGCTCCCCTCATTGAGGTGATGGAACCATGGCCACCACGCAGGGCGCGCATTGCTTCTGCGCCAAGACATATAATCCTATCGAAGCCAGAGATGTCTTCCATCAATCGGCCTCGGCAAGCAGCCATTGGAGAGAGGAGTAAGTCTTCCCCCTCTTTCTTATGGGCTTTGTTCGCTCGGGAATGCTTGACCATGAAAGTGTCGAGACGGTTCGCAGGAGGGCGACAAGCAATGGCGTTGTTCACTTGGCACTTAGACCGTTTTAATCCTACAGCGTCAAGGGCTGCCTGCAGTTCCATCCCAGAAGGTCCAACAAAAGGACGACCCTCAACTACCTCATGACCACCAGGAGCCTCACCAATAATGACCAGCGAGTCAGTTTTGTGGTGTTCTGCAAGGACGGGGACAAACTCCCCCCGCTTTTTACAGTCAATGCCCAAAGAGCACTGCGAGCATTTGGCTCCGGAGATATTCAAGACGCACCTATAGCGTAGAGTGGGGTGAAAAAAGTGAGGCATCTGAACGACCCCCGCCATGCCTCCCTGCGCGGGCCTCAAGAAAGGGGGAAGGAAAAACAAAACCCCCAGTCTTTGGTCAAACTGGATAGCAGCCTATTAAGAAACGCGCCGACTGCCAGAGCGCGGGAGAGATGCTTTAGTCATCAAGAATGAAGTCATACTCGTCGTCAGACTTTGCTGCTGCAGCTTGGGCAACTGGAGTGCCAGCACCGTTACTGGTCTCAACCTGCACGTCTTGTGGAGCAAGCTTCGTGATTTCTTGCATTTGGGTATACCGGCCCTTCGTATAGAAGGTGTACTTTGGGTATGAACCCTGGACGGCCTTACCCTGGCTATCCATCTCGGGTGGGACATAGTTGAAGTAGATGGTACGCCCACTCATCTTGTGGAAAGGAATCTTAGACTTACCTTCCAGTTTGCTCTCGGGAAGACCCGCGCTCACCAGGAAAGCCTTCAAGAAAGGGAGTGCGCCTGCTGAGTCCAGGTTGAAAGAGTCCCGGTGGCGAACACCATTTGTGATCATGTACACATACAGCCGATTCGAGTCATCATACTTCATGATGTCTGCAACAACTGCCGTGTGCAAGCCAGCGTTAAGGTAACCCAGTCCGCCTGAAGCAGTATTGATACCAGTGAAGTCGAGTTCAAGTGTGAGATTTTCCATTTACCAGTTCTCCTGTTCATCAACGAACATGCGGTCAAGAATATTCTCTCCCGCGTTTTTAATGACCGCCCGGTGCAGCGAATCCTGCAAAGCCCAACGGATGTGTCGCAAGTCTTTCTGACCCACAAGTTTTTCACCAACCTTCTTGAGGGTGTCCCTCCAGTTCTCAACACCTTTTTCGAGAACAAGTTGGCTTGATTTTTCTGCAATATCCTCCATCCACTCCAGTCCTTTGGGTCGAGCAAGCTCATACCCAGAGGCGCGCATGGCTTCCCCCAGATTCATAGGGGCGGGGTCGGGGAAGATGTCTAAGCGGTCACCGCTCACGTACTCGGGATTTGGTCCCGTTCGAAACACATACTTCCAAGGGGCAGCAGTTTCTTCATACTCTACTTTGGCCACGACATCAGCAAACGATGCAAACTGCTCAGGGAGTTGTCCAGGAAGCTTAGGGCCTCCACGAACATACTTCCCAGAAGAAGTCTTGGGTGGGGCCATGTGGCAGTTGAAGAAAACGTGCGTCCCTTTTGAAGTAGCGTAGCGTGCGGAGTCTCGCATGAAGAGGACTTGGGAACGGAGGTTTCTCCACATCTCCCCGAAAGAATGCTTTTTCTCAAGAGCAGTGACGGTCACCTCTGTCAGCAGAGAGAAGTCATCCACCACGATGGTGGGAACCTTACCTGCTGCTTTAGCAACGATGTCCCCGGCCTCCTGAACTCCAGAAGCCATCTTTGCATTGACTTTCTCCAGCCCAAGAAACTTCTTGAGAGGTAGCAATCCCCCTGTCTGGGCAATGAAGAGTCCGCCAGCACCAGCAGCGCCCGTAGCTGTACTCTTCCCTGTCTTGGATGGGCCATAGATGACCGCAAAAATACCTTCACTCACTTTTCTTCTTTCCTTTTTTTCCGCACTCACAAGGGTCACAATGGCAAGAGATGCAGATTGTGACATTGACCTTGTTGTACTTCTTCCTGTTTGCTTTTCGACTAACTACTCGGAGGTTTTCTTTAAGGCTACCTCCGCCCTTACTCAGGGGAACCTTGTGGTCTACTTCCTTCCCATCACCCTTCCTGACTGACCCTTCGCGTTCCTTAATCCTTCGCGCCAAGTTCCTCTTCACCCTGTTCTCGATTTGCTTGGGCTGCGCGTTGTACTTCTTATCGTTCCGCGCTTTGTCTTCTTTATTCTTGTATGGCATCTTGGTCTCCCCATTGGCAAAGTTCGAAAGCTGCACACTTCCCATACTTTCCCCAGCAAGTCTGGTCGCTGTAGACGGCAGGCCACTGTTCGGGAGGCGCACCACTAAACATATCAACCATGTACTCTTGGATGGCTAAGTTCTTTGCGAAATGCTTGATCGCATCTGGGGCGGGCTCAAGAACAGTTCGGTCAAAACCATAGGGCTTGGATAGCTTTACCCGATTAACGATAACCCCACCAAACTTCTCACCGTAGACACGACGTCCAAAGAGTTGGTAGCCAATGAACTGCCCAGAAAGAATATGTTGGCGCAGTGTCTTGCTCTCAATGCGGTAGCAGGACTTGTGGTCTACAACCCAGTATGTATCAGAAGAATCCTTAACGATAAGGTCAGCGCGCTGAGTAAAAAGGAAGCTCCCCTCTCGCGCAAAGTTGGGGATCTTGGCACGAAGCTGCTCTTCCACAGCGACAGGTTGCCAATCACAATGTTCCCAACGTCGTTTGTAGGCTTGTATCGCCATGAGAATCGGGGGCATCGAAACACGCCAAAGAGCAGCAGCATGAGCAGTCGTCGCGTCGTTAGCACCTTGGGCAGAAAGAATGCGAACAGCATCTTCAGGACTAAAGAAAACGTCAGGGTCGACCCCATCTTGCTTAGCTCTCATTTGAGCATAGTAGTGGGCCAGTCCGATGTGAAGCAGGCTCCCCTTGATAAGGGGTTCGCTCTCGACCCTGGGCAGCTTCCCTGCCTCACGCCATGCATAGAGACGGAGACACCGGGAGGCACCCTCAATGCGATGCCAGCCACGCTCAGAGGGCCCAGCGTCCAGTATTATCTTCTCGTCTTCCATTGTTCTCCTTTGGGGTATGAGGCTTCTATTCGACCACCGACAAGCCCCCCTGCTCGGCTACTAAGAGAGGGCAAGCCCCCCACGGTCTATATAGGCTATATCAGGTGTCGGACAGGTGTCAAGGGGTTATTGTGAGAAAATCCCAGATACCCGTTCCAGTAGGTCCTCCTGAGTCCCTGTAAAAGCAGCTTCAACCTCCTGAATCACCTCATCATCAGCCACCTCACCCACAGCCGGGAGCTTGTCCACCAAGAGGTCTGCAACGTGTTCATCAACTGTCCCCGCAGCGATAATATAGGATATAAGAACGGGCCTCTTTTGTCCCAAGCGCGCGAACCTCCCCTCCCATTGACCAATGGACCGTGGAGTCCAGGGCAGCATAACAAATAGAGCTAAGTCTGTATCCTGCAGGTTTACACTCTCACCCCAAGCATCCCCTGTACCTATCAGTATACCGGCATCAGCTTCCATATATTCATGGCGAATCAAATCTCTTGCTTCTGCTGGCGTCCCCCCGTGAGCACACCAGACGGGAACATCCTCAACCTTCTTTGAAATATCTGCACCCAGACGGTCACAGTCCTTTCTTCGTCCCGTAAAGACGACCACCTTCTGCCCACACTGGGCTGCCTCTACCACCCTGTCTATTATGTATTTACGTTTGCGGGAGGCGGCTTCTTGGAGCATCACTTCAAAGAGGCTTTCCCTTTCCCCAGTTTTTGATGCTCGTTTGATGTCTTGTTTGAAAGCGGCTGGCCGGTTTTGCTCAGACTGGTCGAGATATACAACCTGACGCCTCTTTGGGGGGAGGCATTTGTTGATGGCTTTTTGGCTGGTCTTATGTTTTGACCAGTACAATCGTTGCTGAAGTTCTTGCTGGTTGCTGAGTCCGTCATATTTCCATCCATAAGTGTCTTGGAACCCTGCGCAGTAGCGAACACCAAACTCATGCCTTGTTCCCCATTGCCAGGGCTCTACCAAGTCAAGTTGTGCCCAGAGGTCTTTTGGTCTATTGGGAATGGGGGTAGCGGTAAGTCCAAACCGTCTCCGAGCACCTTGGGCAAGAGCAAAGATGGCAGCAGCAGTATTGGGAAGCGGCTGCCAGTTTGTACTCCCACTCTTTGAGACTACAGCCTTGACACGCTTGGGGTTCTTCGCCCAATGAATCTCGTCCATAACCAGGGAGCCAACACCTAAGTCTGTGAGAGCATCTTTCCAGTAGATAAGCGTTTCCCACGCTGTGATGAGAATAGTGCTTGAGTCAACTTGGCTACGTAGGGTTCCTTTCTTGAGTCCTTGACCCATTAGGACCAGGGGCTTGAAGGTTGTGTACTTCCGAATCTCTTCCTTCCATGTCCCACGGGCTGCCGCCTTGGTAACGACGAGTTTTACTCCAGGGTCTGCTGCGAGCCACACTACCCCACAGAGTGTTTTGCCTGAGCCCGGTGGTGACCAAGCACTAAACCCTTTTCGGGTGAGGGCTTTCTTGAGAATCAAACGCTGATGATCCATCAGGAAGGGTGAGACCCAGTCATGTATGTGCTCACTCTTTAGGGTTAGCCCCAACTCCTTCACTCCCACAGTCGTGGGCAAAGGATGGTCGAGTAACGGAAGAGCATTGATGGGAACACGGCACCCGGCATCTCGTTTGTTCTTCCAGACCCCTGGAATCTCAAGAGCGTTGTCGGGCGTACTAAGGAATCGCACGAACATTGTTTCTCCTTTAGATAGTGGGGGTGATGCTTACAACCTTCCCCTCTGACTGTGGTTTGCTCTTCTTGAGCCCCTGGTAAACGTGAACCTTTCTCCCTCCAACACGGGCTGGCACTATCAC